TTACTTTTTTGGAGCGGCAGTTCCCTTTAAGGGGGCTGCTTTTTCTGTTCCCAATAATGCATCCATCTTCGCAGCTGCGTCCTCCTGCATTGAGGGTAAAACATGGCTATAGGTGTCTAGTGTCAAAGTAACGGTGGAATGGCCCAGCATTTCAGAGACGACCTTAACATTTACTCCGGCTTGCAGCATAAGTGTTGCACAAGTGTGTCTTAAATCGTGAAAACGTATCTTAGGGAGACCGGCTTTTTTCAAGCGGTTGTTGAATTGACTCCGAATGGCATACCTTGTTAAGGGTTGTCCAATTGGAGAAGTGAAAACAAGACCATGCTTGTCCTGCCAAGCTTCTCCCAGGGCAAGGCGTTCCTCATTTTGCCGCTTGCGGTGGGCTTTTAGGGACCTGACAGCTGCATCTGTTAAGGGTATTGTACGTTTCCCCTTTTTGGTTTTTGGTTCACCAAAGACAAAACCTTCCCCATCAATCCACTGAAGTTGACGGATGACTTTGAGTTTTCTTTCTTCCAAGTCAACAGCATCCCAGCATAGCCCTGCCAATTCACTAACCCGCATCCCGGTACTGACTGCCAAAACATAAAGAGCTTCCAGGCGGTCCCCTTCCACAGTCTTTAAGAGTGCCCTTACTTGATCAGCATTTAGTACCTTCATTTCCAGACGTGTTACCTTGGGCCGATCTACTGCCTCGCAAACATTTCTGGATACTAACCCCCATTTAACTGCCTGTTTAAGTGCCCTGTGTAAAATTGAGTGAATATACTCAACAGAGCGTGGTGAAAGCCCGGCTTCAAGTTTTTTGGCATATAACCCTTGGACCTGGGCGGGTGTAAGCTTTTTTAATTGAGTGTTTCCCAAATCAGGAATAATATGCCTCCGGACCACCCGGTCATAAGATTCAAACGTTGAAGGCCGAACTGACATTTTAGCCGAATCCTGTAACCACCTTTCCAAGAACTGTCCTACGGTCTCCTTGCTTGACGGTTCGGTTAAAATACCTTTTTGCCGGTCAGATTTTGCTTTTTCCATTTTTTCCTGGACTTCTTTATAGGATTTACCGCTAAACCTTTCTACAAGTTTCTTTCCATTGGCATCTTTGCCAAAGTATAACTCTCCATACCAGTAAACAGTTGTTTTAACTGTCCCATCCTTTAGTTTTCGCTTTTTTTCCTGTTTGTAGATTGTCCCTTCTCCAGGACCTCGGCGCTTACTCTTTTTTGCCAATCCTATCTCCCTCCTCTATCCATTTTTGTACTTGCCGTAACGGTAAATTAGTAATTTCGCTTATCACTTCTGCTGTCTTCCCTTCATGGGATAAATTAAGCACTTTTGCTCTATTCCTTCGTAACCACTGGCCATGCCGGTTCTCACAGCGAGACCGTTTTACTCCGGGTGGTGGCGGGCAGTATTCCTGATTAGCCTTTGTTGGGAAAAAGATAGCATTGCATGTTGGATCCGCACAGCGTTTTGGCCACAGGCTGGGCTCAGCTAGAAGAATGTAAAGGATAAACCTAAAAAGTCCGTCAAATCTAAGAATAGGATATCCTTCAGGACGTCCATAAATAGGACTGTGATGCAGCTCAACCCAAACGCCTCTATTGCGACGATTAAAATATGATAACCTTGCTTGTTTTATAACGCTGTGTAAAACATATTGGTAATATTCTGATTCATTATAAGATGCCCCAACTTGTTCTATATACTGTTTTTGAAAAAACTCCATATCTGAACAAATAAGCCTCCCACACCATTGAGGAGAGAGGTTACTAAGCCATTCTTTTGTTTCATAGTCTGCAGCAAATGCGTCTTCTTGGTAAAGCCTTAGCAGGGCTTTCGCCTCTGATAAATACTGAACTTCTTGAGCAAAACAAATTACATCATCTAAAGGATCACCTTTGGGGGTAAGGGAATAACTGCCCTCTTTAGCCCAGGGGTTATAAATTTTACGAAAATAATCTGCCACTTCAGCGTGGATCGAATCTAAGTCAGGGGTTTTGTTGTTCTTTTCTAGTGCAGCGTAAGTGTATTCCGTTGCTGCCCGTATATAGCCCAATTTATCAACAGATACATCAAAACTAAACCCCAGCAACCCCCAGTGCTTTACAAACTCTAAAGCTGATTGTTCATCTTTAATCCTTTGTATCGCAGTCAATAACTCTGATTGATTCTCTCCAGGATAATATGGCTGTGATTCCCCGCCACCAATAATTAGCCCATTCTCAATACTTGCATTCGGTTGTTTAGACCACGTCCAGTGGTAGATTGATTGTCCTGCCATTACTCCACTTCCTCTGTGTAAGCATAAAATGAATTGATATTTGCGTATGCGCAGTGTAAGCATAACAATAATATTTGCGTGCTTACATTTAGTGTACAATTACCTTAGACCAAAGTCAATAAGGAGGAAATCGAAATGCTGAAGTTGCGCCAGGAGCGCCTGCGGCGCGGACTTTCCCAAACAAAGTTATCTATTATGACTGGGATCGCCGCGACGGACATTTCCGCAATTGAGAATGGATGGAAACGTCCTTTCCCCGGATGGAAAAGACGGATCGCCAAGGCTCTGGGCGTGAGCGGAGATGAGGTTGATAAGCTTTTTGAGGAGGTGAGCGATGACTATGAGCAAAGAGCGAATAAAGCCTAGCGATAAACTGTTACTTCGCGTGGAGGATGCCGCGGCACTGGTCGGTCTAAGCCGCTCAAAATTCTATCAAGAGATGGATAAGGGAACATTTCCGTTTGTTCGGGTAGGGCGGACGCGGCGTATTCCTCGTGCATGGCTGGAGAACTGGGTGGAAGAGCAGGTTGAAGCATGGGAAAAACGGGAGGCATGAAAAAACCCCCCAGCTATCTGGGCTGGGGAAGAAAGGAATGTGATCAAGGAAATGCGCTATCTTCATCCTAACACAACCAACGAAGTCAAGTCAAGAACCGATATAGTCTCCCTCGTTTCAGAAACCGTCCCTCTCAGACGGCGTGGCCGGTATTTCGTGGGCCTCTGTCCCTTTCATTCCGAGAGGACCCCTTCATTCACGGTATTCCCAGACACCCAGAGTTTCTATTGTTTCGGCTGCCAGGCTGGCGGGGATATCTTCGACTTCCTGATGAAGAGAGACGGTCTTTCCTTCCCCGAAGCGAAAGCGGCCCTGGCTGAACGGGCCGGTATCCCTATCGGCCCACCCACGGCCCGGCAGAAACGGGAAGCGCGGGAGGCTGTGAAGAAACGAGAGCGTGCGGAGCGGGTGGCAGCAGAGATGCAGGCCCTGGTGGAACGGGAGACAGCCCGGCTGATTGCACTCGAACGGCTGGCGTGGACCATCATGCGGAGTATACATTCCCCCGAGGATCTGGAACAGCCCAGCGTGGTGTGGGCGTTGCAGACGAAGGAAAAGCTCGCCTGGTACCTCGACCGGCTGATGGACGGGGACCCGAAGGAGCAGCTGGAAACTGCGCTCGAAGCAGAGAGGGTGAATTTCCTATGAGGGCAGATGTCGAATTCAGGAAACTGGCCGAGGAAATCGTTAACAAGGTTGAGGAAGACAAAGAAAAATCAAAAGAAAAAACAGCCTGCGAAACGAGCTTTACGGCAATAGGACATATTCTTTTGGAGCAGATATTCTCAAATGGACACCATGCTTTTGTAGCGTTTAGCAAAAAAACCGGAGAAGTAAAGACTTTGCCCTATTTCGAGACTGAAGAAGAAAAAATAATACCCATTTTCGAAAAGGAAAGGAATAAGGACGATGTTGTGTTGGGCGCAGTAAAACTGCCCTCCGGTGTTGAGGAATATGGCGACACCCTGACCCTGCTGGCCGAAATAGAGGCCCACATTTACCGCTACCTGGACGTTTCGCCAAACTACCTAAAGTTTGCGGCGTACTATGTTCTTTTATCCTGGCTGTACGACTGTTTCCATACCCTGCCCTACCTTCGGGCGCTTGGCGATACCGGCTGCGGAAAGTCCCGCTTCCTAGACGTGATTGGCGGCTTGTGTTATAAAGCCATAAGCGCGAGCGGGTGTGTCACTCCAGCACCTATATATAGGATGCTGCGGAAGTGGCAGGGAACCCTGGTTTTGGACGAAGCGGACATGAAGAATTCGGACGAATACAACGAGGTTGTGACTATCCTAAACTGCGGCTTTGAACGTGGCAGGCCGGTCATAAGGGCAACGAAGGACAACCCGGATAAAGTCCAGGTACTTCCGGTGTATGGCCCCAAAGTTTTTGCCACTAGGCGGCGTTTTGGGGACGTTGCTCTTGAGGCACGGTGCTTGACTGAAATAATGCGAGAAACCGACCGGGACGACATTCCCCCGGTACTAGGAAGAAAATTTTTTGATGAACAACGAACACTGCGAAACAAACTGCTGTTATTTCGCTTGAGAAACTATTCTAAAGTGGACTCTGAAGCAGCGCTAAGCCTGAACCTGGACGGCATAGAGCCACGGTTGCTGCAAATTTCGGAGGCTTTTATTTCCCTGTTTGCTAATGAACCGGAAGTTTTAGAAAATTACAAACAATTCATTCAGGCCCACCAGCGGGAATTAATAGAACAACGGGCAACCACGAAAACAGGCCAGGTAGTTGAAGCTATGTTTAGCTTGATTGAGAACGTAACCCTTGAAACCTATGAAACCTATGAAACTGGGGAAACGGTACTCCCAATAAGTGCTAAAGACATAGCTGAGCGGGTTAATATGGACTTTAGAACGGTTGGATCTATATTGAGGGAACTTGGCTTAGAGACAAAACCCGTCAAGGTTTCTGGACGTACAAAGCGATGCATTATTTATGATGAAAAAAGGCTAAAAACCCTTAGGCGACGCTATATTTTGCCTGATGATGATACAGAAGAAGGTGAATCGGTTTCAAAGGTTTCAACAGTTTCATCGGTTACGGTAGACAGCGCCGATGAAACAAACTGCGAATTAAGGCTATTTGAGGACAACCTTCTAGAGGGGGCTTTCTAATGAAACTATTAAATGAACTGGAAGCCCTGGGGTATTCATTTTGGTTAGAGGATGACCTGATAAAGTTTAAGCACACTGGTCCTGGAGAGCCTGACGCAAAGATAGTTAAGCCCTTATTTGATGAACTGAAGAAATGCAAAAAAGAAGCTGTTAAACACCTAAAAGGTAGGCAGGCATCTAGAATAACTGCCCTCTTAAAGGAAAAAGGGCTTATTAAGATTTACAGCAGGGTATTAGGTGAGCATGTTTACTTTGCCAGGGACAAAAAGGCAGCGGCAAAGGTCAAGGATGCAGTGGTTTACACACTACCGGAACTCAGGCAGTTAGTCTTAAGTAACACTGATGCGGAACAGCTTAGGAGAGTACATAAGGCCAAGAAATTGTTTGGTGGAGAACTTGTTGCAAAGGGTGATATAAAGTGGAAGCAGAAACGGTCAAAGGCTTAGCCTGCCCCTTTTGCAAATATGAGCTGGAACACCAAGGCCCCGGTGAGTGGGAGTGCCTACGATGTGGCGCAAGCGTATTTGAAGGCGATAAAATGACGGATCCTTTTTCCGGGTGGAAGGAGTGCTATTGGGAGGACGTTAGGCGGCAGCCTACCAAGAAGACCGGCGGCGGTTCAAACCGTCGAAGGTTCAAAAAGAAAGCCTGCAAGCCCCTCCCTTCGGAAAGATATAGATTGGAGTAGAATTGGGAAATAATTGAAAGTATTGAAATATCGTGCTATTATTAAAATAGCTTCTTGTGTCCATTCGCAGGGAGCTTTTTTGTTTTAAATGTGCCAGGAGGTGCTGAGGAATGAGTACGGAAAGCAACATGAATTATAAAGATTTTGAGCAACAAACCGGAATTGCGGTGGGTTAAATGGCACTGGCACCACCAACAGCCTGCCGCTGGCCTGGCTGCCCGGAGTTAACCAGGGACCGAAGCGGCTATTGTGAAGACCACAGGAACAAGGCCAAGCGGCAATACGACAAGGCAACTGACGCAAAGCGTGGCAGCGCACGGGAACGCTTATACAACACTGAATGGGATAAATTTAGACATTGGTTCCTGCAACAGCCAGGGAACCAGATCTGCCACAGGTGCCTGGAGCTTAAAGGCGACGTTGTTAAAGCGGAGCTTGTTCACCATATTAAATCGGTTAAGGACAGGCCGGACCTGCGGTTAGACCCCGCGAACTGCCAGGCCCTGTGTCGGGACTGTCACGAGATCACGCACGGCCGGAAACGAGAGCTTTTGGGGTAGGGGTATCGGAATTGTACGAGATCGGTCCCGGGGACCGGGCGGGGGAGTCAACATTTTGCGTGTCAAGGTTTTAAACCTTTTTGGAGGTGGTAACAAATGGGAGCTAGAGGCCCTTTAAAACTGGTTGATCCGACCAAGAAGCACCAGGCGGTGACCCGGCCTAAACCGGCGGCGGCCCCGCCGAAACCACCAGCCTGGTTGTCCCCACGTGCTAAGAGGGAGTGGCGACGTGTGGCCCCGGAGCTTCATAAGCGGGGTTTGCTTACCGAATTAGACCGCCAAGCCCTGGCGCAATACTGCCAGGCCGTGGCTAGGCTGGAGGAATGTGAGGAGGCCCTGAAAGACGGCCTTTCCTACGAGGCCCCTGGCGGGCGGCAGTACCTGAAGCCGGAATACCGAGTGCTGATGGACTGTCAAAGAGAAGTCCGGCAGCTGTGTACCTTGTTCGGCCTGGCCCCCAGTGCACGGATGCGGATGGAGCTTTCCGAGCCGGAGCAGCCGGACGAGCTGGAAAGCCTGCTAGATTAAGGGGGTGCAGCTATTGTTTGACCTAACGACCGTCAAGGAGCATTTGCGGGTAGAGCATGACCATGAGGATGTACTCATATTGGGCTACATGGCGGCGGCCCGGGGCTTTGCTGAGAGGTTCCTGGGCCGCAAGCTGGATGACTTCGAGCAACTACCGCCGACCGTCTTAAGCGGCCTGTTGCTGCACGTTGCCATGCTGTACGAGGACCGTGAAGGTGGCTTTATTGATAAAAACCAACAGCTAAAGACCATTAAACTGCTGTACTGGCCGCACCGGGCGGTGAGCGTATGAAAGCCGGTAAATTAAGACACCGTGTGGAAATATACAAACCAACCTTTGTTAAGGACGATATTGGAAACCATATACCAACCTGGGTAAAGGTAGCTGAAGCCTGGGCGGCCATTGAACCACTGAAGGGTGATGAACGCTGGGCAGCGGCATATACACAGGCAACGACTACTCACCGGGTAACCATGAGGCCGCCTGGCGTTGCCGTTCACCCAAGCAACCGGCTGGTATTCAATGGCCGGGTATTTGACATTGAGGCGGTGCTTGATATAGAAGAACGCGGCCGGGAACTGCAGCTAATGTGTGTTGAAAAGGTAGGGGAAGAAATGTAATGGACCGCGCTGAAAAGGTGCCGAAATTCATATCCCACTTGAAGCACAGCAAAGCCCCATTTGCCGGGCGGCCGTTTGAGCCCATGCCGTTCCAGGTGGACTTTATTTGTAAGCTATACGGTACTTTACGTCCTGATGGGCAAAGGCAATACCGCCAGGCCCTGCTATATCTCCCGAGAAAGAACGGCAAAACAGCCCTGGCTGCAGCCCTGGCCCTTTACCACCTGGTGGCTGACGGCAAGCCCGGCAGTGAGGTTTATATGGCGGCTGGGAGCCGGGAGCAGGCTTCCATTTGCTTCAACCAGGCGCGGGACTTCGTGCGGAGTAACCCTACCCTGTCCAAGCGGCTGAGAATTATCGAGTACAGTAAGCGGATAATTGACGACAAGACCGGCAGTATCCTGCGTGTGCTTGCAGCTGACGGCGGCTTAGCGCATGGACTTAACCCTACCTGCATTATTGCGGACGAATTACACGTTTGGGAAGGCAAGCGTGGCCGAGAACTTTGGGAGGCCCTGGTGACTTCATTCGGGGCACGAGAGGAGCCGTTACTGCTGGTTATTAGCACTGCCGGATATGACCGGGCAAGTATCTTTTACGAAGTTTACGAATACGCAAAGCGGGTGCAGGAGGACCCAAGCCTTGACCCGTCCTTCCTGCCGGTGTTATACGAGGCCGATCCGGACGACGACTGGCAGGACCCAGCAACCTGGTATAAGGCTAATCCGGCATTAGGGACCTTCAGGAGCCTGGACGATATGCAGACATTGGCTGAACGGGCGAAGCAGAGCGCGGCGCTGGAAAACTCATTTAGGCGGCTGTATCTGAACCAATGGACGCAAAGCGAAACGGTATGGATACCTGCCCATAGGTGGGATGCCTGC